GCACAAGCGACCAGGCGGGGGGACTCGCACAAGGAAAGTCCCCCCTTTACACCATCTCACGAATGGTGCTAGGTCACGCCGTTGAAATATGTGACTCATTGAAAAACCCCAGTACACGCCTGGGTAAAAATTCCTGAGAAATATATTCACGTAGGCGTGACCGGGTGGTAACATTTTCATGTTCCCCCACTAGCGTCACAACTAGATTACCGTTTTAATTCTGGTATGAATGGCACTTTTAATAACTGGTGGCCGTCCAGCTGCAGTAATTAAACCGCAGGAGGTTCAGATTCATAATACATGCGGGGCATTCCTGTCCACATGTACACCTGAAAGTCCTCCCCGATCGCACAATGGCAGTCCAGAGCCGATCTGTTTGATGCATATGTTCGGGCATTCAATCTGACGCCCATGAACACTTGGTTCACACTTGTGGTCCAGTTAGCAATTTTACCCGGTAGAAACCGGAACTTACTGTACCATGGGATTTCAACCTCAATGTTTGGGTTGATCTTGTCTGTTGTGAATGCGGATCCTCTCGCCCCTGTAGGGATTGGCTGAACCGCTGTGGAACCAATTACGACTTCTTCGGCTGCATCGTTGTTGTCGGCATATGAGCTAGCAGCTGCTGTATCCAACAAGTACGGACTAGTTCCGGTGATGAACCAGTCAACGTATACCTTAGAAGTTACATTTGATGATGAACCCGCATCTATGCCATCGATCAGAAATTTCCACCTGATTGATCCTCGGAATCCAGAGAAACATAACGTCACCCAATGGAGCAAAACAGTATTACATATATTGTACGTAGCTAAGCTAGCCAATGTATCTACTGCTCCAGGGACGTTTCCTCGCAGAAACGGGAACCATGCGTAGCGAATGTAGCATTCTGATAGAGTGGTAGTTGACGACTGACTAAACCGTCGCCACAAATTGTATCGCTTCAACATTGTTCGGAAGGATACGATAGATTCACCTGTAAACACCTTATTGATCAGGGCTGTATCCTGTTCAGGCATCGCAAATTCAGACGATTGCTTTTGAACTGGAGCTGATGGTTCCTGTGTCTGTTGGGTGTCAGGTATGATCTCCGTTCCACTCTGGGGTTCAAGTCCACTTTGTGGTTGCATGACGAAATACTGGAAGTGATTGTCGGGTACGAATACCTCAAAATCATCTCCCATTGATACGAACACATTGACTTCGATGTCATTGTTCGCTGTGCTGTTCGGCACTGTCAGTTCGTTCACAACGTACACTCCGACAACTCCATTGCCCTCTTCTTTTGCAGTGTAGGCTGTGGTGCTATACATTTGAGTGACTGAATCAACACCTGGTAGATGATGATCCAATAAAGTGGTGTTTTGCGAATTGCCAATTGAGACCGTGAAATCCTGCTTGTTTGCAATGTCGACGATTTCGAGATAATTGGTATTGTACTCGTTCGTTGACAAATAATTGGGATCATATACGATCTTGATTCTTCCCTTATGGAATGTGGAACACACAATCTGAAACCTAAATTTCATTGTTCCAGTCCAATACTTGAAGGGAAGGGCAGCAATCGCTGATGGCGTGAAATGGAATGCTGTTGAGCCGCTTTCGGCCCACATGACGGGATCCACACGAGCGTTCCATAGTAGAGTCTCTGGTGCTGTCCCAACATTCCACGAAAACTTGGTCAAGTAGCTCTCTCTTCCTGCGATATTCCTAATACACAGGGGATCATAACTACCGATTCCTGCAATTGCGGGATCAATAGTGAGCTCTTGTTTGTCATCGACAGTCAGCTTTTGAGCCGTATCCGGCACTGTAGTCAGTGCTAAACTTGACGTTGGTGTTGGCCGATATGGCTCTGGGTTCTTCGTTACCGGAGGTCGCGAATATCCCAGCATTTTGGCTGCTGTTGCAATACCATTCAATACTGTCGATGTGGCCATTGCAAATGGTTTGATCTGAGGTATGACACTCAATGCTCCAGCTACTTTCGCTAAGGTAGTAGCCGGCCCGGAAATCATTCCTTTCGTGTTCGCCTCATCAATTTCTTCTCCTGATTGCGGGGACAAGCCCGTCATATCGAGGGAAGTCAATCCACTCAATGACATCTCCTCTGCCCATGCAAATACTGAAATAGTAACCACATCTGTGGCTCCATTCGCATGCTTGAGAGAATTCAATGATCGAAGATACATTTGACCCATATTAGTCCATTCTGTTGTAGGGATCTCGAGGTAGTTCTTGTGCCAATAGAATGGCAATACCATCTCTCCTCCCGAGGAAGTTGTAGGGTCTAGATAGACATGTGGTAATTGTGACGTCTGCACCAAATCTTGTGTTACAAGTGCAGAAAACGTCGACAACTCATCATAGGTGTCTAGTGGATGATAGGCCGCGATAGCTCTACCATACTGGAAACCATTACCATTTATCAATATCTTCAAGTGCAACTTACATCTCATCAGCTGGAAGTTCGTAATTCTGTTCTCCACTCTTGGGTTGGCGAAGTACAGAGCCCACGGATCGAAATCTTGAGCTAGTGTGGTACTTGTCGACCACTCGTATTCTGCGATTTTCAATGGACGCGAGAAAAAGTTTCCTAGATTCGCATCATCATTATCCTGCAGTTTCCGAGTTGGATCGACTGGTGATTCCACATTGTACGAGTATCCTTCCATTTGATCTCCGAAGGTTGCATTTTGGGATGACATGTTGCTGATACCTTTACCAACAGCATCTGCCATCTCACCTGATTGAGGCTCGAACCCAACGCTATCCGGCGCTGGCAGGTGTATGTTCTTGTTTACGCTGATGTTAGCCTCCACCAGCGGTCGTGTGCCTGTTCCGACTTCGACTTCGTTGTCTTCACAGCACACTGACGTGCATTTTGATTGTTTACAAATACCAACTGCTTGATTTGAGATACCTACCCACAGTCAATAGTAGATACCACTGTAATTTGTTTGGTAATCAACCTCCCCTCAATAGGGGTACTGCACGAGGGCAGCGATTCCCATATGCCGAAGCCTTAACACTAGTATACAAATCACTTTAAACACTACTAGTACATGGTAACCATACAACATAGGACACTATTATACTTCTCACTTTGAACCCCATCGTGCGAACGGGGCGGTCTTATTAAGGAAATTCCGAAACCTTTAATCTTTGTACACGGCAATACTTGGTAGGACAGAAACGTCCCCCTTACC